CCCGCCTTACAGGGCGCGAAATAATAATATTTATACACTGTAAATTATATCATACGAAAAGGGATTTAACAATATAAAATATTTTTCGCGGCACCTTTTAAAATGTCCTACAATAAATTGCTAGAGGTCGCAACGAACAAATGCAATTTATTTTTTTATTTATTTTGGCTTTTGCCTATGGCGAGGATAGAGCAATGCAGAGGTGCAACTCGAGCGCGTTATAGGATTTTAGCATAAGGGGACAACGGGAGCGGGGAGTTCCCCACTCCCGTTGAACTCACAAATAAAACAAAGGAGGAGCGCAACAATGAATATCCGCTATATGAGCTACGACCAAAGAAAAGAGCTTGAAACTATGTACGCAGCAAACGCCGAAATTAACGACATAGCCGCTCGCCTGGGAGTAAATCACGTTACCGTATATAGAGAACTAAAGCGCGGCGAAACGGGCGAGCTTGACAAAAACGGGCGTATGGCTTATAGCGCAGAACTCGGGCAAAAAACCTTAAACGAAAATTTCCGCCGCCGAGGAAATCGAAAAGCTACGGCAAATAAATAGTGAAACGGAGTGATTTTGTTATGAAAAAAGTATTTGAAAGCAAACTAATCGTCTTTGACGAGGTGGCGGAGCAAATTACAATTTATCAATTCGACAGCCGCGAGGAGGTGCGGCAGTTTAACGAAATGCAGCACGAAGAGCTCTGCGAGTTTTTCAGCGTATACGACGACTACGGCGCAGCACCTGATACCGTTTACCACCACTACAACTTTAAGGTTACAACAGCTTTTTTGATAATGACCGATTATGTAGCCTGCAATGTGTGAGGAGACACAAGAATGATAGAGCAAAAAGAGCGCCTCAAGAAACTATATGTCCTCGCCTTGCGCGGCGTTGGCGGCGAAAAAGAGCAAGCCCAGGCTATACTCGATAAATTACTTAAAAAATATGCTATGACGCTTGACGACCTCGACGACGAGGTTATACAAGAGTACGACCTCGAATACCACGGCAAAGAGCAAGACCGTATTTTAAAGCAGACCGCATATAAAGTTACGGACAATCAAAACGCGTTCAACCACTTACAATATAACCATAGCGGCAGAGCTTGCCGTACTCGCCTACGCGTGCGCTGCACCGCTGCTCAAAAGGCAGAGATAGAGTTTTTGTTTAACTTTTATGTAAGGCTTTGGGAAAAAGAAAAAGAGGCTTTGCTACAAGCGTTTTTCCAAAAACACCGTATTTTTGGAAATCTCAAAGACGGAGAAAGCGGAGCGGAGCTTTCTCCCGAGGAATTGTTAAAGCTCGAACTTATGATGAAAGGGCTATCGGACGAACAGCCATTAAAGCAGCTCACAGACGGAGCAGAAAATAATAATAAAACGGAGTGATTTTGTTATGGAAAATGTTTTAGAAAAAATGGAACGTATCGACGGTAAAAGGAAAATAGCTGATTTTATCGTTAAACAAAAAATGGACTACGGCTTTAAGGTCAAGTATGCAACCATACGTGCCCGTGAATTTGTACGCGAGTGCGATAAGCGCGACCTTAATTATCACGTATCGGTAGGAGGATTAGACAGTATTACTCTTTTTCTCTTTCTTAAATCAATAGATATTGACGCTCCAGGTATTAGCGTGTCATACCTCGAGGACTTGAGCATACAGCGTATACATAAACAGCTCGGCATAGAGCGGCTCGTTTCGGCGGTAAAGCCAGACGGCACGCGTTGGACGAAACCGCAAATAATACAAGAGTTTGGCTTTCCTGTTCTGTCAAAAGAAATCGCGGCAAAAATAGAAACTCTCGCAAACCCGACAGAAAAGAACAAAACAGTAAGGCACGCTATTATAACGGGCGAAACGGGAGAATACGGCGGCTTTCAAAAAAACAGTCGTATGAAAATGTCGCAAAAATGGCTTGAAAAATTCGGAGGCTACGCCAACGACTACGAGGGTACAAACTATCAAATACCAAATTTCAAGGTATCGTCGAAATGCTGTTACTATCTCAAAGAAAAGCCGTGCGACGACTGGGCGAAAGAACATAATAGCGTCCCATTCCTGGGGCTTATGGCGTCGGAGGGCGGACGACGTGCAAAATCTTTAATGATTAACGGGTGTAATTACTTCGGTAAGTCTACGATACGCTCCGCGCCCTTTGCTATTTTTTCACGACAAGACCTTTTGCAACTTGCCCTCGACTTAAACGTTCCCGTCCCCGAAATTTACGGAACTATTGAGAGGGACGAGGACGGGCAATTAAGAACTACGGGAGCGCAGAGAACGGGGTGCTCGATGTGCGGCTTCGGTATTCAGCTTGAAAAGCGCCCGCACCGTTTCGACCAACTAAAGGAGAGAAACCCGAAAGAATGGGAGTACTGGATGTATAAATGTTGTACCGACGAGCTTACGGGAGAAAAATACGGCTGGGCTCGGGTACTTGATTATATAGGCATAGGCTATTAAAAAAGGAGGTATCGCAATGTGCAAACCCGTAAAGTGCCCGCAATGCGGACACGAATTTACACCCGAGAGGGTTATTAAATCGGGAGCTTGGACTCCCGAGGAGGACGAGCTGTTACTGAACGGCTACCAAAAGGAGCGGAAAACTATTGCCGAGCTCTCGGACGAGCTTAACCGCTCCCAGGACGCAGCCCGTAACCGCTTATTTGTCCTCCGCGGCGGAGGCAAGCCTAAAGGCGTTACGGCAAGCGTGCAGCTCTCGGCAAAAGAATTTGACGAAATGAGAGCGGCTCGCACCGAGGTTAAGAACGCCCGAATGGTTGTAGAGCAGGCGAAAGCCACCGAGGGCGAGCCGATTATAGCGGCACTCACACCTCCCACAAGGGCGAAAAACGAATTTTTGCGCTATCTCGGCGAGGACGGCTGCTCCATACACCGCTCGCAATTCTTTATAAATGAGTTGCGACAAGTTTATAACAAGCTCCTCGCGGCGGGAAATATCGACCTCCGCGAGATAACCTTTAGGAGGTAAATATGGAAAGTATCAAAATCGAAAAAGACGGCTCTGTATCTATTCCTAAACCTGGCAATATGAAAATTACGGTAGAAATGACCGAGGGACTCTTTGAGGAGTTTTTGCAATTCCGAAAAAGCAAAGACGAGTACGACAACCGAGCCTCGAAAGAAATCGAGGGCTTGCGCCGCCGTATGAGCAATTTAGCCTCGGCTGTAATTAAATCGGCAGTGGGCAAAACCCCTAAAGAGAAAAAAGAGGCTAAAGAGGACGCGCTCGAGCTTGCTAATAATTGGTTTTGTTAGGAGGCTGCTATGGGCTATAGGAAAGTATCAGCAGCGGAGCAAGTCTATTACATTATTAAATATGCGGTGCGGCAGGCGACAAAACGCCTCCGCTCCCGCCTGGGCTATTGGCTAAAGCCTGGCAAAGGCTGCCGCCATTGTTGCCTATGGTGCAAATACTACGAGCAATGCCGCTCGGAGGAGGTAGACAATGACACCCGAAAGAATTAACGAGATTTTCCAGGGCGTGCAAGAGTTGCGCGAGTGGTGGAAAGCCACAGCTCAAAACAAAAAAATAGCGAGAGGCAACGGAAAGTCTATGCTCGCTTTCCGCTATGTTCAATCTATAGAGGTTATATGCGCCGCCCTCTCCGCCTCGGAGAATTGTTGTAACTGCGTCCACTACGATACGCGAGTTTGCGCGGAGTGCGTTATGGGCTGCACTACGAATTATTTTACCCCGCGTGCTACAGAGTGTGAAAAATGCGGGCTCCCTGGCTTTCTTGGGAAAGAGCTTATTTTGCACCAGGGCGACACCGAGGAGAGGCTCGCTCTTTGCCATAAGTGCCATATAAAAGAGCACACAAAAGGAGGTTAAACAATGGAACTTGAAAAAGAAATAAAAAAGCTCGTCCGCGAGCGTGTTATAGAGGAAATAAACGGACTCGGAATACGCGCGGTTATAAAAGAGAAAATAGAGGCGAGCGGCGTTACAAAAGGTGCAATAAAAGAGCTTATAAGCAGTACGGTTGATAGCTATGTACGCTCTGTAGATATTGTAGCACTCGTTGATAGCTTAATTACAGAGTTTGTAAGAAAAAGCGTTAAGGACGCTGTACAAAAATATGTAAGCGGATACTTTGGCAATGCAACAACCTTGCTCGAGAAACTCATACAAGACGAGTTACGCAAAGAGTGGAACCACAATTACTCCGCAAAGGTAAATATTATCAAAAAGGAGGCTGAGTAAATGAGCAACGGCGTTATTATTACCGCTATTATCTGCGCTACCCTGGTTTTGCTCGCATTTATAAATAAAAAGAAATAGGAGGCTTTGCTATGACTTCGGCAAACGGAAACAGACAGCACAGGACAAGCTCGGCTCCGAGCGACAGCAAAAGAGCCGCTCGCGGAAAATGTAAGCGACAATTTATTACCTTTATTATATGTGTATTCCTCGTGGGAGGAATTGCAGGAGGGCTCATTGTCGGAGGGGTACAAGCCCTCGGCGAGAATGACGCAAAAGAGCAACAGCCCTACGGCACACGCGACGGAAAAAGCGTAACAGAAAACGGCGAGCTTATGCTCATACAAGACGCGGCGGGTTTTACCCCTCTCGATTGCGAGCTTTCGGAGGAACTGCAAGAGTTTACATATTATATGTGCCGCGCCTATTATATCGACTTTGACTTTGCAATGTCGCTTATGTTCTCCGAGTCCTCGTTTAACGCCGCCGCGGTAAGCCAGGACGGGCACGATTTCGGCTTAATGCAAATAAGGGACTGTAATAACGATTGGCTCAAAGAGGAACTCGGCGTTACCGATATGCTCAACCCTTACGAGAATATCCGAGCGGGTTTATATATCCTCCGCGGGCTCTTTGAAAAGTACAACGACAGCTCAAAGGTTGTTATGGCGTACAAAATGGGCGAATACGGAGCCTCGGTACTTTGGGACAAAGGCGTATACGAAACGTCCGCCTCGCAGCGGGTGCTCGCCCAGGCGGACAAATTCGCCGCAGAGAGGAGCGGCAGCTATGAACAATAAAATAATGCTTTCAATTCACCACAAATACAGCGAGCTAATTTTAACCGAAAAAAAGACACTCGAAATACGAAAAAACGCTCCTCGGCGCGGAGCCTGGGGCGGAGGAGCAAAAGACACAGTATTTTTATATGAAACAAAAGCGGACGGCGGAGCGGGCGCGGTTGTTGGTTTTTTCTCTTGCGGTGCTTATGAGGCAACAAACGCTTTTATCTTGCACGATTTCAAGGGCAAAGAGGAATTGCGCCGCAGCTTTATAACGCGCTCTTGCTTAACCGAGGACGAGCTCGTAGCATACGCCCAGGACTCCGCTATTTACGGTTGGCGGGTAAATATGGTTGTACGCTTTCCGAAACCTCGCCCGCTCTCGGACTTCGGCTTAACACGCGCTCCGCAGAGTTGGCAATATTTGAAGTAAATAAAAAGGGCTTATCAAGCCGCAAACTTGATAAGCCCCGTAGCGCCTTTGTGCTACCAATTAACTATATATAAGTATAGCACAACGGCGGCGAAAAGTCAATAATTAAGCACGGAGCGAGCGGCTCTATTTCGGGCTCGTAATGGATAATAACTTAACGACCAAAACAGAGCACAAGGCACCCCGAGGAATATAACCCGTCCTCTCTCCCCCTTTTTATTGGCTTTGAAATGCAAGTACCTTTTGAGGTTAGCGCAATTTTGATAATTCAAAGGTCGTCAGCGGCAAATGCTCGCTCGACAAATTCCCTTATGGAAAACTAAAGCGTTAAACCTCGGGGCTTGGGGCAGAGCCCCAAAAGGAAACAACGGAGGTAAAACTATGCGTTGTCTATACAGAGAAAAAATACATAAATGCGGCGAATTTTTAGAAGTCGATATTTTCCCCGTTTTTGAATATCAGCGCGGGCGCAGCAAGAAAAGAAAACCGACAACGGATACACAGCAGCGGCTAAATCAACGTAACGCCGAAAGAAAGCTCACGCGCCTACTGAACACGAATTTTACAAAGCGCGATATACGCTTTGATTTAACATATAGCGACGAGAATTACCCCGAAACGCCCGAGAACGCACAACGGCAAATGCAAAATTTCCTCCGTCGCGTTAAACGTTACCGTGCAAAGCATAATTTGCCCAAGCTTAAATACGTTGCCGTTACCGAGGTAGGAAAAGAAAACGGGCGACTGCACCATCATATCGTTATGAGCGGCGGCGTTGATATAAACACCCTTGCGGAAATATGGGGCAAAGGCTATACGACGGCAAAGCCGTTACAGTTTGACGAGTTCGGTATAACGGGCATTGCGGTATATCTCGTAAAAAGCCCGATACTCGGCAAGCGTTGGAGCGCGAGCCGCAACCTCGAGCAGCCGAAAACGTCCGAACGTGACGGCAGAATACCGCAGTACAAAATACGCGAGTTTGGAAACAGCGGCAACGACAACCGCGCAGAGCTTGAGCGTCTTTATGAGGGCTACGCCCTGGCAGATTGCAAGCCGTATTACAACGAAATCAACGGCGGCTATTATATAACCGTCCGTATGTATAAAAAGCCCGCTCCGAAACGGAGCAGAAAGCGAGGAAAACTATGACGCAAAAACGAGAGGAGAAAAAGAAAATGTCAATGTATATCTTTCCCGCCGTCCTTATAGCGCTTGACGTGGGAGCGGCTGTTATGTGCTTTATCGGCAAAGACTATAAACGCGCTGTATATTGGCTCGCTGCTGCGGTGCTCAATGTAACAGTAACATTTTAGGAGGTTGACAAAATGAGAGTTGTACTCGACAACGGCGCAATTATGCCTACCAGGGCTCACGCCACAGACGCAGGCTACGACCTTTACGCCAGGGAGCAGCAAATAATACCCGCTCAAGAAAGCGCGTGTTTTGATATTGGCGTACATATCGAAATCCCCGCGGGCTATGTCGGCTTTTTGAAAAGCAAAAGCGGGCTTAATGTCAAACACGGCATTACAAGCGAGGGAGTTATCGACGCAGGCTATACGGGGAGCATTGTTGTTAAACTCTACAACAACAGCGGCTTTGATTATACCGTACACAAGGGCGACAAAATCAGCCAAATTGTATTACTGCCGATTTTTACGCCCGAACTCGAGCAAGTAGACAAGCTCGAGGAAACCGAGCGCGGAGCGGGAGGTTTTGGCAGCTCGGGAAAATAAGCATTTTTTTGGAGGTGTAGCAATGACTATTTTAACACCCGAGCAAGCGGCAGCTTTAGAGGAGGCAGCCGCAACAATTAAGAAACTCGCAGAGGCGTTAAACGAATTTGTCGAAAGCAAAAAAGAAAATTACGCCGACTTTTTAGAGAAAATCAAGGAGTGCGTAGAAATTCCCGAGAGGGAAAAATACACTCCTTGCCGTAAAATAGGCTTTTCACAGCCTCCACAAATTCCCACTAAACAATGGCGGAAAAATCGAGCTTTATTCAGACCATACAAGAGAGGCGTTTAACCCTCAAAATCAAATCACAAGGGAGGTTTTGTTATGAATTATTTTAAGGCAGCGGAGCAAGTGCTCTCCTCTGTCCCTGCTCTCGAGCGGGCATTGGAGAATTTACAGCATAGGCGCGATAGGCTGATAGAAAGCGGAGCTCCTTGGGAGCCTGGCGCGATTGATTACAGCAAACCGTTTACGGACTCGCATTACGTAAGCGACACTCTTAACGAGCTTTTGGAGCTTACCGAGTGCTCGCGCAATATAGCGGAAACGCAGCGCAAGCTCGCAGAAATTAAGGGCATTATCGACCAACTGAAAGACGAGTATAAAAAGCTCGTCGTTCTGTGGTACCTCGAAAAAAAGCCGAAAGAGGCAGTTATGGAGGAGCTATACATACAGTCATTAAGCACCGTTTACGACCTCCGCAACCGCGCCGTAGCGGAGTTTGCTTTGCTCTACTTCGGCGGCTCTGCCCTGGGCTCAATTTAGGCAATCGAAATAAAGCCGTATAGAAACTTGCTTTAAGCCGCGCTAAACTGATACCGTAGAAATAGACGGTAAGGCGGGCGGCTTATAGCTGCTCGCTTTGTCGTTGTATCGGGAGCAAATATAACTCACTATACGGCGGAGAGGGCGGGACGCTGTTATATGCAAGATTTCGCAAAGGCATTTTATTTGAGCAAAGCCTGGCGCGATACCAGGGAATATATATACAAGCGCGATATGGGCTTATGCGTTCGCTGCGGTAAGGCGGGCGCAATAGTCCACCACAAAATATATTTAACGCCACAGAATATAAACAATCCCGCTATCACACTATCGGAGGATAACCTCGAGTTGCTATGCCGTGAATGTCACGCCATAGAACACGAGGGACAGCTACCGACAGCAAGCGGGCTTATGTTTGACTCCGAGGGAAACCTCGTAGAAAAGGAGGGTAAGTATGGGAGCTGATGTATGCGAGCTCGTAGTATATACGCAGAACGGAGCGGTTACGTTCCAGGTCAAGGCTACGGCTGATAACTTCGAGGACAGAGTAGCCGAGGCGCTCGAGGAGGGCACCGTTATTCTCGAGCTTGTGGACGGCGGGAAAATTATTCTCTGCGCAATTAACGTTGTAGCAATCGAGGTACACGTAACGGCAGAGAGCAGCAATTCCTCTGTAAAAAATTTCGCTGCTACACCCCCCACTTAAAAAAAGCTATATGCCTTTTAATGAACCGTGTTTAAGCCCCTTTTATGACCGCCCCAGGCGTGTATAACCCCCCCTACCATTACAGACAAAAGAAAGGAGAAACAGCGTGGACGATACATTATATACGCGACAGAAAAAAGAACAAAACAGAATTAAGAAATTGTATAAAAATCTGCCGAAAGATAAGCTCGAAATTGCAAAAAAACTAATAGAAAGAGCCGCCTATATGCTCGTTTCTCTCGAGGATATGGAGGAAAAAATCAACGAGGACGGGCTCGTGGTTACAATGCCGCAGGGCTCCTACACTATCGAGCGAGCGCACCCGTTATTACAGCCGTATAACGCTATGGTTAAGAACTACAACGCCACCTTAAAACAGCTCAACGACCTACTGCCGAACGCAGACGCAGAGGCGGCGGGACAGGCACTTATGATGTTTGCAACCAAACCGAGCAGGGCGGCAAAATCGGGTTGAATTGGGTAAAAGAATACTACCGCCGCATAGAGTGCGGCGACATAGTAACGAGTAAGCGGGTTAGAGCTGTTTACTCGCGGCTCGTTGCCGAAATGGACGCAGCTAACGACGACTCGCCGTATTATTTCGACGAGGAAACGGGCGAGCGTCCTATTTTGTTTATCGAAACATTTTGCAAGCAGTCCCAGGGCACCATAGGCGCGCCTCTTGAGCTTGAGCTATTCCAAAAAGCATATATACAACTGCTTTTCGGTTGGCTTGAAAAAGAAACGGGCTACCGCCGTTTCCGCGAAACAATGTTTTTGTGCGGACGCAAAAACGGCAAGTCTACTTTGCTTTCGGGCATTGCCCTTTATATGCTCATTGCAGATTATGAGGGCGCGGCGGAGATATACTCCGTTGCGACAAAGAAAGACCAGGCAAAAAAGGTATTGACCGAGGCTGTCAATATGGTTAAGCAGTCGCCCGAGCTGCGGGCGGTTGTCAAAAAGCGCAGAAATGATATTTATTTTCCCGCGACCTCCTCTATCTTTGAGGCGCTCGCGTCGGACTCCAACACCCTGGACGGCTTAAACTCTCACGCCGTTATAATCGACGAGCTGCACGCAATCCGCGACCGCAATTTGTACGAGGTTATGAAACAGTCTACCTCGTCGCGCCGTCAGCCTCTCGTTGTTATGATAACGACCGCGGGCACCGTGCGCGAGTGCATATTCGACAATATGTACGAGCTCGCCGCAGACCTTGCGGACGGTAAGAAAAAAGACGATACCTTTTTGCCGATACTCTACGAGCTCGACAGCCGCGACGAGTGGACTAATCCGCAAATGTGGATTAAAGCTAATCCAGGGCTCGGGAAAATCAAGCAGTATAAAACGCTCGCTAACTTTGTTGAGAGGGCGAAAAACTCGCCCGCAGACTTACCAGGCGTTCTATGCAAGGATTTTAACATACGCGAAAATGAAAGCGCCGTATGGCTTTCCTTTGAGCAGATTAAAAACGCGGCGACGTTTGCTATTGACGACGTTTACAATACCTACGCTATCGGCGGTTGTGACCTCTCGGCTACAACCGACCTTACAGCGGCAACGCTGCTTATACGCAAGCCGAACGACAAAACGGTTTATGTTTTGCAGCAGTATTTTTTACCGCAAGCCCGCGTTGAGCACCTCGAGGAGAAAAACACAAACGAGGCACCCTATCGGATATGGGCGGAGCGGGGCTTGCTTACGATATGCGAGGGCAGCCGCGTAAACTTCTCCGATGTAACGGCGTGGTTTGTGCAAATGCGCGACGAGCATAAAATAGACGCTTTCAAGGTCGGCTATGACCGCGCGCTCGCGGGCTACTGGGTGGAGGAAATGAAAAGCAACGGCTTTACTATGGAGCCCGTAGCTCAAGGCGCTTTCACTTGGAGCCAACCTATGCGCGAAATGGGAGCGGCTCTTACCGACAAAATAGTTAATTACAACAATAACCCTATTTTGCTTTGGTGCCTATCAAATACCGCCGTTAAGAAAAGCGGCTTAAACAATATCCAACCCGTTAAGATAACCGATAAACGCCGCATAGACGGCGCGGTATCGCTACTTAACGCGTGGGTTATCTACGTCAAATACTTTGACGACTATATGTATAACGTGGGGTGACACAATGAAAGAAAGACGAGGGCTTTTTGAGGCTATATTCGGGAAAAAGCCGCAGAAAACAGACGGCTACACCGAGTACAAGCTTTTAAATTCCTATCAATCAAATTTTGTACCGTTCTCGGGCAATGCCTGGGAGGTTAATATGGTGCGAGCTGCCGTCCATTCTTTCGCACGCCGCGCGGCGACGGTACAGCCGCGGCACATTAGACGCGGCGACGGAAAGGTGCTTGACGTAGAGAGCAGCACATACAACAACATTTTACAGTTTAAGCCTAACCCGACGACAACGGCTTATAAATTCTATTACCGCCTGGCGGCGCAGTACAAGCTATATAACAACGCGTTTGCATATCCCGTATGGAATGAGGCAACGGGCAGACTCGAGGCAATTTATAATATCAACGCCCAGGAGATTACCTTACTCGACCACGAGGGCGAGCTGTTTTGTAAATTCCGCTTTAATAACAGGAAATCGTACATTTTCCCGTATGCGGACTTGGTGCATATCGGCTCAATGTTTGCAGATAACGACGTTTTCGGCTCCGATAACGGAGCGCTTATGCCCGTTTTGAAAACGGCAAACACCTTTAACCAAAGTATGAGCAAGTTTGCCGAGCTCGTAGCGGTTGTGCGCGGTATTTTGAAAGTGCAAGCCTCCACAAAAAACGAGGACTTAAACCGCCGCCGCGACGATTTTATACGGGACAACCTCAAAATGGAAAGCAACGGAGCGGGCGTTATCGTTACGGATAACAAGTACGATTACACCCCGATTACCGACAAGCAAACGCCGTTACCCACGGGGCAGTTGCAATATATCAAAGACGAGATATACGACTACCTCGGCACAAATGACGCTATCGTGCAAAATAAAGCCACACCCGAGCAAGAGGAGGACTTTTACGACGGCGAAATCAAGCCCTTTTACGTGCAGCTCGCCCAGGCGCTCACAAACTGTATTTTTTCCAAAAAAGAGCGCGGCTACGGCAACGAAATAACCGTAGAGGGTAACAAACTGCAATTTGCAAGGACGAGCGACAAGCTCGCCGTTGTAAAATATTTGTCCGATATTGGCGGCTTAATGCTCGACCAGGCATTAACAACGCTCGGCTATCCGCCTATCGGCGGCGAGGAGGGCAAGCGCCGCGTACAGACACTTAACGTCGTAAACGCAAACAAAGCCGACGAGTACCAGTTAGGCACCGACACAAAGAAAGAGGAGCCGCCCGAGGACGGCAACGACGACGGAGAGGGCACCGCACCTACTGCGGCACCCGACGACAAGAAAGACGAGGAGGAAACATAATGCCATACAAACCGAACGAGCGGGAATACAGAGCGGCGGAGCCGTTTACACTTCCCGACGAAAACAACGCCGACGAGCTCGTGCTCCGAGGTACGCCTATTGTCTTTGATACCCCTACCGTGCTTTTTGAGGCGGACGGTATCGAGTATAAAGAAGTTATCGCCCGCGGCGCGCTTGACAGCTGCGATATGAGCGATTTTATCTTTAACCGAAATCACGGGCAGAACGACTCTACCGTATACGCCCGCACCCGTAATAATTCCCTCACTTACAACATCACGGAGCGAGGGCTCGATATTGCGGCTTTCCTCGACAAAGAGGACGAGCGGCACCGCAATTTACACCGAGATATTCAAAAACGCCGCGTTGACAAAATGAGTTTTTCGTTCGTTGTGCGTGAGTGCAGCTATGACCGCGAAACACACACTCGGACGATAACTAAAATTAAAAAGCTGTACGACGTTTCGGCGGTGGATTTTGCCGCATACAACGAAACGAGCATTACTACGGCAAGGGACTTTTTCTCCGCGGAGCACGAGAAAGAGTTTAAGGAGCAGGAGCAGCGCCGCCGCCGTCAAATGCTGACAGCAAAAACCTACTGTTAAAAAATCAAAAAGGAGCAAATCACTATGAAAGAACTTATTAAGAGAATGGCGGAAATCCGCAGCCGCAAGGTAGAACTGCGCGGCGTACTGGAAACCGACGCAAAAGCAGACCTCGACGCTATCGAAAAGGAGCTCCGCGAGCTTGACGAGGAATTTACCAACCTCGAAAAGAGAAAAGCGGTTATCGAGGGTATCGGCGCGGGCACCGTTCCCGTAAATGAAGTGCCTAACCCTATCAACAATCGCTCTGCGGACAATTTCGACCAGGACAAGGAGTATCGCTCCGCCTGGCTCAAGCACGTTAGAGGACTTGACCTTACCGAAAACGAACAGCGAGCGCTCACTACTGGTACCTCCTCCGCGGGCGCGGTTATTCCGAGCGTGACGCAGAATAAAATCATTGAAAAGGTCAACCAGTATTGCCCGCTGCTCGACAAAATCGACCTTTTGCGCGTTCCTGGCGGCGTAAAGGTGCCCGCAGAGGGAACTACCGCAGACGCGGCGGTACATACCGAGGGCGCAACCATTACCGCAGACGGTGACACTCTCTTGAGCGTTATGCTTTCTGCCTACGAGGTTACAAAGCTCGTTACTATTTCAAAGTCTGTTGAAAAAATGGCGATTGACGCTTTCGAGTCCTGGCTTGTCAATAAGATTGCCCGTAAGATTGCCGAGAAAATCGGTAAGCTGATTATTTTCGGCACGGGTACCAACGAGGCACAGGGTATCAACGCCATTACCTGGGGCGCTACAAACTCCGTAACGGTTGGAAAAACCGCCTCTCTTTCAGCCGCAAACGTGCAGGGCGCCGTTGCGCTGCTTAACGGTGGTTATGATGACGGTGCGGAGTGGCTTATGTCGAAATCGACTTTCTTTACCGACTTTCACCCGCTTATGAACAACTCAAAGGACAATATCGTTACCGAGGACAAAGGCGTTTATCGCGTTATGGGCTACCCCGTAAACTTCGACGACCGTATGACCGCGCACGAGGCTATCCTCGGAAACCTTTACAGAGGCTACCTCGGCAATATGCCCGAGGACGTTACGATTACATCGCAGTTTGTAACCCGCGAAAACGCCTACGACTTCCTCGGCTGCGCTATGTTCGACGGCAAAGTACAGGCGACCGAGGCTTTCGTTAAAATCGTAAAGGCTACGGCTTAACGGAGGGCTGAACAATGGCGGATATTTCAAAGCAGTATGTAGCGGGTGTTCGCCAGTACCTACGCATTAACCATACACGTTTTGACGCGGAAATTACCGACCTAATAGGAGCGGCAAGAGCCGACCTCCTATTAGGCGGTATCTCCGCAAGAAAGGTAAACGACGAAAGCGACGCTCTTATAAAGCGGGCTATCGTCGTTTATGTCAAAGCGGAGTTTGGACTCGATAACGCAGACGGCGACAAGTACCGCGAGAGCTACGGTATGCTCAAGCGGCATTTAATGCTTTCGAGCGAATATACCGAGGAGGCGTAGTTATGTTATGGCGAGAAATCGGGTATTTGTGCTCGGAAAAAGAAACGCTCGACTCTCTCGGAAAACCTTTTAAGACTTTCGAGAAAAAAGAGGTTTTCTGCAATGAAAAGGGCGTTAAGCGAAACGAATTTTACCAGGCACAAGCCCAGGGCTACCGCCCCGAGCTTTGCGTAGAAATTAAGGCTTGCGACTATGCGCGAGAGGGACACTTTGAGTATGACGGGACAATGTACCGCGTTATCCGCACATATCCCGTAAAAAACGAGTGCCTCGAGCTTATATGTCAAGCCCTGGTTGCGGACGATTGACGCAGAGAGGAGGCGTTGCCTATGGCAGCAAATACAACGGCGCTTATTAAAGCTCTGCGGGAGCGGGTTAATAAAATCCTTACGACCTATTACGAGGAGGCACCGTCGAAAGACGCGGTATTTCCGTATGCGGTCATTAACGGAGTTAATATTATTGACCTTGCGGCGGGCGACCTTGCCTCATTCTACCTCGATATATGGGTAGACGAGAAACAGCCGACCGCGACCGAGCAACTCGAGACCTTATGCGACACACTCCGTAATGAGCTTACGGGTGCCGTAATTGCCGAAAGCGGCGTTTTCGCCGCGCATATCGGCTTTGACAATCAAAACGCTATTGCCGACAGCGAATACGATATAGCGCATAGGCGTTTATCTATGTCGGCTCGAAGTTTTTACAATTAGGAGGCAATAAAGATATGATTACCAATCTTACCAAAAAGCAGATTGAGTCAATCCAAATCGACGAGGGCGTTATTTTCCTCAATTACGGGGAAACCGACGAGCGTCTGCTCGCTCCCACCAGGGGCGGCGGAGAGTTTGCCGCGACCGTTACTGTACGCGATATTGAATTTGACGGACGACACGGAAAGACAACGGGCACCCAGGTTATCGAGGAGCAGGGCGCGTCCCTCAAGGTAACTACCCTTTGTATGAGCCAGGAAAACCTCGCGCTTGCAATCCCGACTTGCACGATTGCGGCGGACGACGGAAAGACTATTAAAAACCCGCCTACGGGCGTTATCGGAGCGGATAAGTACATTAAAAACGTTACTATGTTCGCTAAAACAATCGGTGGCAAGTATAAAAAAATCGCGATTTACAACGCTATGCACGAAACGGGCTTTAATGTTAAGGCGGTGCAGAAAGCGGAGGGCGAGCTCGCGCTCGAGTTTTTGGCGCACTACAAGCATAGCGACCTCGACGGCGACTTGTGGGCGGTTACGGAGATTGCACAAGCTCCCGATATGAGCGAAAAGACAGCGCAGACTCAAGCCACAGACGGCACAGAAAAAGCCGTAAGCAAGTAATAATCGAATTTAAGGAGGAGCCAAACTATGCTTACAATCGGTACTATGCCTATTATGCTTAAAATCGTAGGAAAGCTCGATATTAAGCCTATTATCCCTATGCTGAAAAACCTTGATATTTTCGAGGAGCCGAAAGACGCAGAGGACGCAAAAGACGCTCTCAAGAAACTTTCAAAAGAAAAGGTCGGCGTGCTTGCTTACGAGGTGCTCGCAGAAATTACACCGCAGCTCGGCAAGATTGCCGACGACCTCCCGCCGCTTGTAGCTGCATATAAGGGTATCAGCGTCGCAGAGGCGCAGAAACTCGACGCAGCGGAGGTCATTAACGAACTCGTCAATGACGAGGGCGTGAGAAGTTTTTTCAAGCGTGCCTTGCGGAAAAAAGCAGGGCAAGAAACCTAACACTCTTACACAAATATTACGACTGGCAGCTTATCGAGAGTCTACCGCTTGCGGCTCTCGGTGGGCTGCTTTCTTTTGCAACCGAGGAGGAAAAACGGCTCGAAAAAGCCGAACAGGAAAAAAGGCTTTTCCCCCTATGGCTTGCAAATTATGCCCTTGCAAAGCTGCAAGGCTCGGAGGCTATGGACTACGAAACGTTTATAAATCAAACGTTTTCGGAAGTGCCTCCGCCCGCACCGAAAAAGGAAAAGTCAGCGGACGATATAACGGCGGAGTTTGCGCCGATAATCGAGGCTGACAGACGGAAAGGAGGCTAACCTATGGCAAGTATTTTTTCGGTTTTCGGAGAAATCCTTATCGACAATACAAACGCTGATAAAAGCATAGATACAACTACAAAAAAAGCCGAAAAAAGCAGCAAAGAGGTTGGAGTTTCCTTTTCGTCAATCGCAAAAGGTGCGGCTGCCGTCGGTACCGCAATCGTTGCAGGTGCTACGGCAATAGGCGGCGCTGCTTACAAAATAGCGACAAGCACAGCTGAACAAGCGGACTATATCGACAAGTTGTCGGAAAGAACGGGCATAAACCGAGAGGAACTGCAACGCTGGAAACACGCCGCCGACCAAAGCGGCGTTAGCGTAGACTCGTTCAAAAACGGAATTAAGAAAATGTCGGACGTGATAGACGACGCAAATAACGGCTCAAAAACCGCGAACACCTCATTATCAAGGCTCGGCTTATCCCTTGACGACTTAAATAAAATGTCTACCGAGGAGAAGTTTAACTCTATTACCGCCGCGCTTGCGGATATGGAACAAGGAGCAGAGCGTAACGCCCTCGGGAATGACTTGCTCGGAAAAAGCTATACAGAAATGCTCCCGCTGCTCAACGCAGGCTCGGACGGTATGGCGGCTTTAAAAAAAGAGGCAGACGACCTTGGTATTGTTATGTCGGAGGACACCGTAAAAGCTGGCGTTGTGCTCGGTGATACGATTGCAAATGTTAAGGACGCTGTCGGAGGATTGTTAAACAGAATAGGGGCGGCTGCTATTCCGCTTATACAACAAATTGCCGATATGATAATAGCGGGTTTACCAAAAATACAAGCCTTGTTTGATAAATTAGTACCCGTAATATCAAGTGTTTTCGAGCGACTTTTACCCCCGCTGTTTGAGTTGATACAAACTCTATTCCCTGTGCTTATGGACTTAATAAGCTCGCTGCTGCCACCGATTGAGTCTATTATTACGGCTATTCTGCCCGTAATAATCAATCTCATACAGCAGCTCGTGCCGTTTTTAATTCAAATAGTACAACAGATTTTGCCTATTGTCGTACAGCTCATAGAGGGGCTTATGCCTTTAATAGTGGAAATCCTTAACACGGTATTACCCGTTATTATTCAGCTATTACAAGCGCTCTTGCCGCCTCTCATTGAGATTATACAAGCGGTGCTCCCCGTAATAATTGAGCTTATACAGCTATTGCTCCCTCCGATTTTGCAAATAATCCAGGCAATCCTACCCGTTTTAATTAACCTCATAAATACGGTTATGCCGCTTTTAGTGCAGATTATCGAGGCGATATTGCCCGTAATCACTACGTTAATTGAAACGATTATACCGCCTATTTTGGAAATCGTGGAAATGATATTACCGATACTCACGGACTTACTTAATCAGCTTATACCTATATTAACAAGTCTGCTCGAGGCAGTATTGCCCGTAATTATAAACCTTATAGAGCTTATAGCTCCTATTCTCAAACCGATACTTGAGCTTTTGTTTACGCTCCTCGAGCCTTTGCTCGACTTGCTCAACCTTATTCTCCCGCCGCTTATCAGTCTTTTTACGGGGCTTATAAGCAAAGCTCTTACACCGCTTAAAGCGGCGCTCGGGGTTGTGGCGGACGTATTGAATACGGTATTTAAGGGCGCGTTTGAGGGTATCGGAAAAGTAGTAGGAAATATTAAAAACGTTTTCTCGGGTATTATCGACTTTGTAAAGAACGTTTTTACGGGTAACTGGCGCGGAGCCTGGGACGCGGTAGTAAAGATATTTTCAAACATATTTGAGGGTATCAAAAACGCCTTTAAGGTGCCTATAAACTGGATTATCGACGGACTTAACGTCTTTATCCGAGGGCTTAATAAAATCAAAATACCCGACTGGGTGCCAGGTGTCGGCGGTAAAGGGTTTAACATAAAGGGACTATCCCGCCTCCGTATCGGTATGGAATACGTGCCGTATGACGAATACCCCGCACTCCTCCATAAAGGCGAGCGCGTGCTGACCGCAAGTGAAAACAAAGATTATACCAACCTCCAAAAAGCAGAAAAGAGTACAGACAACGCCGAGGGCAAGTATGTAATAAAAATCGAGTTTGGCGAAAAGTCAATTTACATTGACAGCCTCAAGGCTGAAAACCCAGACGACGTAAACTCTTTTGTTGAGCTGCTGCTCGAGCTTATAGAGGAGAAAATAAGACGAAAGGGAGTTGTATTTGCGTAATGGAAAAATTACCGTTTTTAATGTTTCGCGAGCATAGCTCCCTCGAGTATGCTTTGCTCATTTCGGAGAAAAGCTCTTACAAAGGAGCGGCGCGGGACGTAACATATACGAGCGTGCCAGGGCGCAGCGGCGACCTCTTGACCGACAACGGGCGCTATAAAAACATCATTATTCCGTATAAGCTATCGTTGCTCAATACGACCGACCGCAGTTTTGCGGTGCTCGCACATCAAATAAAGGGCTGGCTGCTCTCCGAGGCGGGGTATTTCCGTTTGTGGGACAGCTACGACGGTAAATATTTCCGCCTTGCCTCCTATAACGACGAGGCGGACATAGAGCAAGAGCTCCGCGAAACGGGCACGCTCTCACTCTCTTTTAACTGTAAGCCGTTTAAGTATTCGTTTGAGGGGCAAAGCCCCGTCGTATTCACGGCGGGCGGCTCTTTGTATAATGCCGAGTTTTTCCCGTCGTCCCCGTATATCAAAATAACGGGCAGCGGCACGGTAACGCTCACTATCAATAATGCCTCGTTTACATTTTCGGATATAGACGAGTATATAGAGATAGACTCCGAGGCTATGAACGCCTACAAGGGCACCGTAGCCAAAAATAACAAAATGACGGGAGCGGGCTTTCCGACGCTCGCCCCTGGCAAAAACGTTATTGCCTGGACGGGAAACGTTACGCGGCTTGAAATCGTGCCGAGGTGGTGCTGCTTATGATACCCGCACTCTACTACAAAAACGAAACAATCTTTACTCATAACGGCGTGGGGCTGCTTTCCGAGGCTGTAAAAGCGACCGTAACGGAGGAGCGCAACGGCAGCTATGAGCTTTCGCTGCAATACCCTATTACGGGACGCTTTTACTCCGAAATTACAGAGGGCGCAATTATAAAAGCAAAAGCCAACGAAACGAGCGAGCCGCAGTTATTCCGCATTTATAAGAGCTCGAAACCTATAAACGGTATCGTTACATATTCGGCGGAGCATATCTCCTACGACCTTAACGGTATACCGCTGCTCGGCTTTTCAATTAAGAACGCAACCCCACAAACGGCTTTAACAAAAGCTATCGAGGGAGCGGCTCTCCCGTGCCCGTTCACAGCGTATAGCAATATATCGACGCTGAACAGCACGGAAATATTAACGCCGTGCTCGGTGCGGGCGCTCCTCGGAGGGCAGAAGGGCTCTTTGCTCGACGTTTGGGGCGGCGAGTATGAGTTTGACAATTTTACAGTAAAGCTCTATTTGCACCGAGGCAAGGATAACGGCGTAGTTATCGAGTACGGTAAAAACCTTAAAGACATCAAGCAGGAAAGCAATATAGCGGAGTGCTACACGCATTTAATGCCGTATGCGGTTTATACCGTCCAGGACGAAAGCGGTAACGCCGAGGAAAAGTACATTTACCTTACCGAAAAGGTTATACCGCTTACCGAGGCGGAGGACATAGGACATCATAAAGCCTTTATTATGGACTTTTCCGACCGTTTCGGAGATAACGAGGAAATAACCGAGGAAAAGCTGCGAGCCAAAGCCACCGCATACGCTGCGGCGGCAGACCTCGGCACACCAAAAGTTAATATTACCGTTTCTTTCGTGCAGCTTTGGCAGACGGAGGAATACAAGAACATAGCGCCGCTCGAGAGGGTTAAGCTCTGCGACACCGTTACCGTGCGTTTTTCAAAGCTTGGCGTAGCGGCTACGTCAAAGGTCATTAAAACCGTATATAACTCTCTGCAAGAGAAATACGAGAGTGTTACCCTGGGCGACGCTAAAAGCTCGTTTGCAAACACCGTAAACAAGCAGCAAGAGGCAATACAAGAAATCAAAAGCTCCGTTAAAAAGGGACAAGCGGAGGCTACCGAACAGCTCAAAAAGGCAATAGCCAACGCTACGAGCCTTATTACGGGACATTCGGGAGGCTACGTTGTCCTAAACCCCGCAGAAAAGCCACAGGAAATACTCATACTCGACACGCCGACAATAGACGAGGCGGTTAATGTATGGCGTTGGAATAGCGGCGGGCTCGGGTATTCCTCGACGGGATATAACGGCGAGTATTCGCTCGCTATGACTATGGACGGAGCAATCGTTGCGGATTTTATATCCACGGGTATTCTCAACGGCGCGCTGCTGCAAGCGGACAGCGTGCAAAGCTCGGCTATCTCGCAGCACTACAAAGCCGAGGTAACAAACGAAATCGGCGAAACCGCAAGCAGCATAGAGCAAGCCTTTGTCGCTGCCGACGAGCAGTTATTAAGTCTTATAACGAGCGTTCAAACCGTATTAACTGGCGACGTGGAAACGCTCGAAACGACCGTTTCACAACTGCGGCAGACGGTAGAAAGCCTCACGCTGTCATACACGTCAAAGACGACGGGCGGAATTAACAATATCCGCAATTCGAGCGGCTTAAACGGCGTTTCGGACGATTGGAGCTATTCGGGCTCCGTCGTAGCACAGCAAACGGCGGAGGCTATCAACAACACCTCCTCGGGCTCTCTCTTTCGGCTGCGCATTGCTATGCTATCGCAGAAAATAACCGTACTGCGCGGCAAGAAATATACGCTCACTTTCCGCGCTCGTGCAGCAACGAGCAATAGGTGCTACGCGCTGCTCAATAACGGCGGAAACGATACTTATATTTTCGATACGCAAGCCTCGGGTTCTTGGACGGATTACGCGCTGACCTTTACTGCCTCGGGCGACACCGTAACTCTTACGGCAGGAACAACGGGTTATTACCTTTACGTAGCGGATTTTATGTTAGTGGAGGGCGAGCAAAAAACGCATTGGAGCCCCGCACCGAACGAAATATATACTACAAACGTAAAGATAGACCGACGCGGAATTAACATTACAAACTCGGAAAGCTCGACCGAAACCATAATAGACAATACGCAGTTTGCCGTAAAGCACGCGGGAAATATCGTGTTGACGGTCAATAAGGACTTAACAACATTGCGTAAAACAGAGGTTACGGACGAGCTGACAATAGGCAAAGGAAAGTTTGTGCCTCATACGGACGGACTTAATTTTGTACTGCTTGATTAAGGAGGTGACGATATGGCTACTTTTACAAGCAATTCTTATAAGGGCAGGTATTTACAACTCACTATCACGGAGTCCGTGAACGTTGTGGAAAATACATCAACGCTTACTTGGGTTTTGCAAAGTTTAGGCGGCTCGGCTAATTATTACACCACGGGTCCTACAACAGTAACAATTGATGGCACGCAAGTCTACTATAAAGCCCGTACAGCGTGGAATACAAACGAATTTCCAGCAGCTAAAGGCTCTACAAGCGGTACGATAACGGTTGCACACGACAGCTACGGCTCAAAAAGTATATCAGTTGGCTTTTCAACTGCGATTTATACATCAGCAGTAACAGAACACGGCGGCTATATGACCTTGAGTAATATTGACCGCGCAGCCCCGAGCGTAAGCGTTATTGTTTCAAATATAACGGCTAATTCTATTAAAATAACAGCTTCCTCCTCTGCTACTGCTAACAAGTGGTGGTATTCACTTAACGGCGGCTCCTCGTGGGTGGAGTTTAACTCCTCAAGCGGAGCGAGTAAGGAAATAACCGTAACGGGGCTTTCGCCTAACACCTCGTATACTGTTCAAGTGTGCGCGAGAAAGTCATACAACGGCGTAGACGGGTACTCGGGCAATACTACTGTTAAAACTCTCGGCGGCTCGGTGCTCTCCTCCGTAAGCACATTAACGGCAGATAATGCAACAGCAAAAATAACGCTTTCGGCTACCGTCTATGATACGAGCTACAAACACAAGCTCGTATTAAAGGACGGTGACACAACCGTTTTAACCCTTACAGAGCTTTCACTCTCGAACGGCTCAAATACAATTACCCTTACAGCGGCGCAGCGCTCGTCTATCCTCGCGGATATGGCGGCGAAAAAGAGCTTTACAGGCACGTTTGAGCTTTTAACTTTCAGCGGCTCCTCACAAATCGGGAGCACCTCAACCAAAACGGCAACGGTACAAACGGTCGCGGCAAACTCCGCGCCGACGTTTTCGGGGTTTACCTATAAGGACACGAACACCACCGCGGCGGGAGTTACGGGGAATAATCAAATTTTGATACAGTCAGTATCAATGCTGCAAGTTACCGCGTCAGCGGCAACAGCCAAAAACGGTGCGACCATTTCGAGTTATTCCGTTTCGGCTGGCGGCTCGACCGCCTCAAGCACAACCGTAATGCTGAACGTCGGCAAAATATACACCTCGGGGACGGTGCCTATAATCGTTACCGCAATCGACAGCCGCGGCTACACTTCCTCGGCTACGGTAAACATTACGGTTATAGCCTATGAAAGTATAGACATAACAGTCGCAATTATGCGGCGCGTAAACGAGGTTGAGGACGTAACGCAAGTAACCCTCGAGGGAGATATTACACCCGTTAAGGTTAATAACGTCAATAAAAACACGCTGCGAAAGCTCTATTATCAGTATAAGAGGACAGACGCGAGCGCTTATAGCTCTTTAATCGATATAACGAGCTTTGCAACATTTACCGACAGCGGCTTTACATTCACGTCGGACGAATGGTTAAGCCTGGACGCTAATTACTCCTGGTATGTGCGGTTTTGTGTTTACGATAACCTAACGAGCGACACGGCAACAACAACCGTATCGCAGGGCACGCCCTTAATATCATTCCGTCGAAAGAAAGTAGGTATAAATAAACGAGAGTCCACCCAGGCGCTCGACGTTTGCGGCAATATAGCCACAAACGGAGTTTTAGTCCTGGGATATGTAGGGCTCGTCGAGGGTGACTTCAACAAATACAAAAACGGCGGCATTTTCTTTGCACCTACAACAAGCGGTATAAGCAACGCGCCGCCAGGCGGAGCGGGCTATCTCGAGGTACTTTCGACAACTGACGGTTTTAACCTTATTCAGCGTTACACCACAACGGCGGCGGGCTGCAAGGTTTATATACGGTCATTTATCCTTAATGCAAACTGGACTCCCTGGACGGAGAAATAAGCAAGGAGGAAACAAAATGCAACTTACACACTCTATCGCGCTTGACTTTGGACGCGATACTCTCCCTATTACGATTTTTGCAAAGCAGTACGACAAGGAGAGTCGCTTTGTTGAAATTGTACCCCTCGAGTGCGGCAAGGATTACACGCTCGAAAGCGGAGTAACTGCTCGCTTGCAGCTTACAAAGCCCGACGGTCATACCGTACTCAAAACGGCGACGATTGCAAACGGCGTTATCATAGTCGAGCTCACGGAGCAAACGCTCGCCGTTGCGGGTACTGCCGTTGCGGAAATCGGGCTTTACAAGGGCAACTCCCTTTTAAGCTCGCAAATTTTCTATATTGAAATTAAGCGAGCAGCTTATAACCCCGACGCACCCGCAAGCTCCGACGAATACCCCGCGTTAATTGACGCGCTCGGCAAGGTTGAAATCTCCGTAGGCTCTGCAAATTCTGCGGCAGCGGCAGCAAATGCAGCAGCAACGAAAGCGGAAACAGCGGCAGGCGGAGCTGATACCGCAGCGGCAGCGGCTAACTCTGCGGCTGCCACAGCTAACGAGGCGACAACGGGCGCGGAAAACGTTAATATCTCTGCCACACAAACGACAACGGGAGCGGACATTACTGTTACCAACCGAGAGGGAGAGCAAACGACCTTACATATTGACACGCTTACAGCGGTTAATACCTGGGAGGATATTAAAAACGCCGTCCGCCTCGGACTCGGAGAGAAACTCTTTCCCGTTGGTTACGAGTTTACCACCCTCGACGCTGATACTACGCAAAATATAATATGGGTTGTACGGGCGCACGACCACCATACAGCTGCAAATTATAAGCTCACGCATACAATGACGCTTGAAACAAAGAACGTTTACAGCTTGTCGAGCGGGGCGCAAAAGACGGTACAGTACGACGCGACCGAGGCTTTCTATTACGCAGAGCAGGAACTCGCGCCAGGCACCTATAATGTCACGATTGCAAATCAAGCCTGGTATACCGCCGATAACGGCAAGACGTTTCAATTTACACTCGCTACCGCAGTACCCGCGGGCGGTCAACTTGTATTTGCTATGGCATATAACGCAACCCTTGAGGGGAAAAGCGTTAAGAGCTATGCAAATAAGACTACGAAAACGGCACTTGAAACCGTTACTCTTACGGAGGGCTCCGAGGGTATAAGCCTCGGCACAACGAACGGGAGCAGCCCTAACGTGAACCATATGCACCGTGCTATTTTCGGCAGCAATAACTACGCTCAATCTGCCGTCCGTCAATGGCTCAACAGCGCCGCCGTAGCGGGCTCGGTATGGACTCCTACCAACGTATTCGACCGTCCCGCGTCCTGGGTGACAAGCTATAACGGTTTTATGCACGGTTTGCCCGCCGACTTCTTGGCGGTCGTGCAGCCCGCCGTACTTGCTTGCTGTACAAATTCGCTCTTTGAGGTTGAAAGCCTCGACAGTACGGCTTTTGCAATCAATCAGCTTTACAGTCTTAAAGCGGATAAGTTTTTTCTACTCTCTCGTCCCGAGATTTTCGGGGGCTGGGACAGCGCAAGCTGCAAAGACGGTACGCAGCTCGAATATTATAAGGAATTGACGGCGACCGAGCGTATCAAACGCGACGCGGCGGGTACGGCGCGTTACGCTTGGTTGCGTTCTCCAACCCTGTCCTCCGCGGGCGACGCGCGCGCTGTCCACGCCTCGGGCGGAGTGTGCAGCAGCGGTGCGTACAACAATAACGGCGTAGCCGCCGCTTGTATAATCGCATAATCACAAATCCACCTCGGTAGAGGCGCATACAACGCGGGCGGCTCAAAATGATAAATTATTTTAAGAATATGGAGGCTACATACAATGCAAGAGAATATCTATAAAAGACTCGCACAGACGGAGGCAATGGCAGCGGCGCAGAAAGCGGAAACAATGGAGGTACTGCAAGCAGCATATAAACGAGCTTGTGAGGAACTCAACGAGGAGGACGCGGCAGCGTTTGCCCGCAAAATCCGCGATAAACTCCTTAACGAAACCGATAGCCGCGTAGCTCTCGACCGCTTTAATATCAGCGTGCCGAGCGGAACCTCTTTTACCGCCTGGCTTTCGTTCTTAAAATCGCTCGGAGAAATTATTACGGGAGCCTGGGCAATATATCGCCAGGCGCTCCGCGACCTCCCCGAACAAGAGGGCTTTCCGTTTAATGTTACTTTCCCCGCCCCTCCCGAGGTTGAGAACGACGGGACAGAGGGTGAGTAATGGGAAATTATGAGCTTATAGAGGAGCTTTGCAGCGTGGCAAGGCTGCAAGCGAACATTATACAAAAGCAAATCGAGGCTATCGCTCAAGCAGAAATTGCCGAAAGCGTAGCGGCTGACCTTGCCGAAATGAGAAAACAGGCAGCGGACACTCTCGCCCGCTGTGAAAAAGAGCTTTAAGGAGGCGGAGGCTATGTTAGATACGTTTATATCCTGGCTTATACCGTTTCTTTGCGGCGGTGCCGTAACCTTTGCGGGCACTATGCTAATTAAGCTCAAGGCAATTAAAAACGGCTTACAATGCCTTTTGCGAGCTGAAATAATCCGCTCATACGATAAGTATACCGAGCGCGGTTATTGTCCTCTTTATGCAAAAGAGGCACTCACACGGGCATATAAAGCATATCACGCCCTCGGCGGTAATGACGTAGCGACAGAATTATATCACGATATTATGGAGCTGCCGACAGAGCCGCACAAGGAGCAAACCGAGAAAGGAGAAAAATAATACAATGGAGAAAAAGAAAGTATCGGTTGAAACCGTAGTACGTACTATTGTGCTTGTGGTAACGCTGTTCAATCAGGTTTTAACTATGCTCGGCAAAAACCCGTTGCCATTTGCAGAGGACGAGCTGTACTCTATGCTCACGGCTGCCGCTACCGTAGCGGCTACGCTTTGGGCTTGGTGGAAAAACAACAGCTTTACCTCGGCAGCTATCCAGGCGGACGAGTATTTAGCAGAGCTCAAAAAGACTAACGACGAAACGGAGGAGTAATTTTATGACAAACAAAGAATTTGCCGCAAAACTTAAAAGCATTGCGACCGACTACAAAACACTTTATGTAATGGGTTGTTTCGGCGCTCCTATGACGGCAGCTAACAAAAAGCGTTATTGTAACAACCACACTTACAACAAGCAAGCGTCCCGTCAAAAAATGATTAACGCAGCCTCTGCCGATACTTTCGGCTTTGATTGCGTTTGTCTTATTAAGGGCGTTTTGTGGGGCTGGAATGGTAACGCCTCAAAAACATACGGCGGAGCGGGTTATGCTGTAAATGGTGTGCCCGATATAGGAGCCGATACAATGATTACGAAATGCTCGGGAATTTCGACCGACTTTTCAAAAATTGAAGTCGGAGAGGCTGTATGGTTAGAGGGGCATATCGGCGTATACATTGGCGACGGGCTCGCGGTGGAGTGTTCGCCGAAATGGGAAAACAAGGTACAAATTACCGCGTGCAACTGCAACAAAAGCGGATATAACCGCCGCAACTGGACGAAACACGGCAAACTCCCGTACATTACCTATGTTAAGGAAAGTACAGCGGTTCCTACGCCGCCCTCTAAAAAGTCCGTTGACGAAATCGCCCGCGAGGTTATCCGCGGCGCTTGGGGTAACGGTGCAGACCGCAAAAAGAGGCTTACAGCCGCGGGTTATGATTATAGTGCCGTGCAGAGCCGCGTAAACGCTCTACTTAAATAGTCCTCCTTAAATTCACATAGGAAAAGCGGCGGGTTCGAGGGAAACCTCGCCCGCCGCTTTTTTACTTTCCGAAAGGAGCCGAAGTATGGCAAATAAATATAACATAACCTTTGTAGACAAAAGCAATGAGGCAAAAAAAACAATAATAGGGCTCTCAAAAACAGCTCTGCGAGCCTCGGGAAAAGTCGTGCGGAAATACTTACGCGAAAACGTGCCCGTCCGTTCAAAGCGTTTCAAAAACCATATAGGCACCTGGGTTATGATAAACTATTCTACGGGGCAACCGACACTACAAGTCGGCTTTTACTCTTGGCAAAAAGTTAAGAAAAAGAATAAATTACCCTCGCACGCCTCGCCGCATTGGGTAGAGTTTGGAGTAAAACCGCATACTATGCCGAAAGACGGCAAACGAGCGTTTATGAGGTACGAAAACAATATATACGGTTTTCACGTCAACCACCCAGGCACGAGAGCAACAAACGTGCTGCGCGACACCGTGCAGAACAATATCGGAGAAATACGCGCAGCACAAGAGGAATACTTAAAAGAAATGACAAAATCGTTTGAGGAGGCGGGCTTGAAAATAGACAAGGGCGACGAGTTTGAGGACGACGACTAAAGCAAAAGGCGGGGGCAATTAAGCCTCCGCCTTATTTTTATTTATAAATTTTTATGTGCATTGCTACACACAGCCCGCGCTCGGAGTTAATTATTTTTTCTACCGATACAGAGGCTTTATTATGGAGATATAAGCCCCGTATTTTGTTTAAGTCCTTATACCCTATAAAACCTATTTGCTCGTTCTTTTTAGTAAATACACCTATCGTATCGGGATAATCGGCAGTCGGCGCAGGGTGGAATAATAAATCGTCGCCCACCTTTAACCGTGCTATGTACGTTTGACGGCTCGTGCCGTTTTCGTTTGTGTATGCCGTACCCCATACATCGCAAGAAAACTCGTCAATTACTTTTTTAGAAAACAACCCCATTTCCATACCTCCATAAAAAAGCGCACTTACAGCATAAAACGCAATGATAAATTAGTGTGATGCTTTTATTATATTAGAAAGCCGCCGCGCTTTCAACAATAATTGCAAAAAAACCGCAAAAAGTTTTGAAAAAAGGCTTGACGTAGGCGTACGCCTATGATATAATATATTACAGAAAGGAGGTAGAAAGCAATGGAGAACATAACAAAAGCCTTGCAAGATTTAGCAAAAGCAGTTGAGAGTAACAAAACAGTTAAGAGCGTTAAGGTTACAATCACTATGCAAAAGCCGAAACCGAGCAAGGCTAAACCCGAGAGCAAATAAAGCTCATAGGCAGGGACGGGGCGAAAGCCCCTCCCATAAGTCCCATTATATCATAGATACAACGAAATTGCAATAGGAGGCGTTTATGTATATTACAAAAAACGGGAAAGAATATAACGTAACCGAATATCGCGACAAATGGACGGTAAAATCCGATAGTGGCAAGCTCTCGGTTGCTTTTGACGTTTCAAAGAACATTTGCAAAACTTCCGAGGAGCTGCGGGAGTATGTGTTGAAAAGCGACTTGTTTTAAGGAGTGACAATATGTGCGAACGCAAACAAACCCCACAAGAAAGATACGCAGCGAAATACAAAAAGCAGTTTAAGATTGATTGCATTACTACAACCGAGCAAGATATTATAAAAAAACTCGAAAGCGTCCCAAATAAAGCGGGATATATAAAGCAGCTTATCCGAGCGGATATTGCGGCAAGCAAAACAAAGGATTAACACGTACTCAAAGCCCGTTCCCTCCGTGGGAGCGGGCAATATTATTTAATAAAACGGAGCGATTTTATTATGAAAAGAACATTTAAGCATTTAACCTTTAACGACAGGCTAAAAATAGAGGCGTGGCTAAAAGCGGGAGTATCAAAAAAGGATATGGCGTGTATGCTTGGCGTGCATTGGAAAACAATTTATAACGAGCTCGCAAGAGGACAATACGAACACTTAAACAGCGACTACACAACCGAAATGCGATACAGCCCCGATATTGCGGAGGAAAAATATCAAGAGAATTTAAGAGCAAAGGGAGCGGGGCTCAAAATCGGAAACGACCACGAATACGCTAATTACCTTGAATATAAAGTATCCGTTGAAAAATACGCGCCTGGTGCTATATTGGGCGAAATAAAGCAAAAAGGAATACAATTCAATACCACCATTTCAAAGACTACTTTTTATCGCTATATTACGGACGGCGTTTTTTTAACTATCACAAATGCCGACTTGCCCGTAAAGAAAGACAAGACGAAAAAGAAATATAAAAAAGTACGTGCCGCTCGTGCGCCGAAAGGCGAAAGTATAGAGAAACGCCCCGCAGAGATTGCGGAGCGTTCAACTTTCGGTCATTGGGAAATGGATTGCGTAGAGGGCAAAAAAGGTACTAAAAAAACTATGCTTGTACTTACCGAGCGTTATACCCGCTACGAAATTATACGCATTATGAAAGACCATACAGCCGCAAGCGTTGTTAAAGCTCTTAACGGCATAGAGCGTACATACGGCGCAGACTTTTACAAAGTGTTCCAAAGTATCACAATAGACAACGGCTCCGAGTTTTCCGACCGAGAGGGACTCGAGCAAAGCTGCCGTCGCGTTAGCAACCGTACAAAAGTATATTATTGCCACCCTTACAGTGCTTACGAGCGGGGCTCTAACGAAAATCAAAATAAAATGATACGCCGACACTATCCAAAAGGCGTTAGCTTTGAAAAAGTAACGCCCGCAGACACCCGAAAGCTCGAACAATGGATAAACAATTACCCGAGAGGCATTTTTAACTTTTCGACCTCTGCCGACTTATACGAGGCGTGCATAAATAGCCTCCTATCCGCCTAAAAAATTTTTTGCGACTTTTTGCAATTTACCTCTTGACTTTTCAGAAAAGCCGAATTTTGCTTAACACAAACAGGGGTTATACGAAACGAAAAATATTTTATTTACAATTTGAATTAAAAATGTTATAATTAATAATAATTTG